CCAGGAATGCTGCGCGAGGCACTGGACAAGGCGATTGCAGAGGTGCGCGAGCAGCGTGGGATTGAGGGTGCATAACGTGTGACATGAGGGGCGACGCGCCGCTTTATGGCGCGGCGTCCCTCTCGATGGATTGGTTCGGCGTGTGCGGAGAAAGGATAAGGCGATGACATACAAAGTGCATTTGTACCTGGACAACAAGATGGCGATAAACCGACAGATGGCGCATTTGCCTCGCACCGGCGACACAGTGCGCTTTGCGGGAGAGAAATACGCCAAGGTGACAGAAGTGATCTGGTGCATGGACGAAGACGAAAGAGCAGGTCAGCGCGTCAATGTGCGGACGGAAACCGAGACGCCGAACGCTGAGGTAACCGGCGCCCCGCGCCACGAACAGGAGTAAGAGTGATGACGGTTAAGACACAACAGGACTCAAACAGCGCCGCTGGCGGGGCGTCCGCGTTGACCGCCGGGTTGGGCGGCATCATGCAACAAGAATTGATGCTCGAAGAGACGCCGCGCCAAGCCGAGCTTCGCAAAGCAGCAAACCACTGGCGGTCGCAGGCCGAAACGGCAAGCCCTGAAGGATTGCGCAAGGTTTGTCTTGCGACGGCAGCATCTCTCGACCGCGAAGCCAGCGATGGGATTGCGCGCTGCGTGTGCTGCGGCAAGCCGTTCAGCCGGGGCATGTTTCAGTGACGGCCAACGCTGACGTAACCGGCCTTGCGCCGGCACAGGAGATAACGAAATGACAACGCCTATTGCGCAAGGTCCGGTTGACGTAAATGTTAGCCATGAGGCCGACGAACTGTTTGCCGACTATCCGAAATACACGGCGGGGCGGATTGGATGGGGAACGCTACTACAGATAGTTGAGTGGGAGCAGCGGCATGGCATTGGAAGCACCAGTGCCGAGACGGTGCGCGCGTACCGCGAAGAAGGCTACGGAGTCGCACAGGCCGGCGTAATGCTCGGGCTGTTGGACTACGGGCAAGCGACAGGATGCGAGGATTATTGATGGCTAACGATGGAGGTAACCCGCGTGAACGAAGCGCAGCGAAGTGAGCGTCGGGTTGACCGACTTGTTATGCCGCTCTTTGACCGAGTGTGGCGGAGGTCGTGCTCGGTGCGCCGATGTTCGATAACCGAGGTAGATCAGTTCATAAAAGCGCACTACTTGGCCAAGCGGCCCGCCATTGTCCTGCTCTGCCTGATTGCGGAGCAGGACGGCCACGCTATCGGTTGCATAGTGTATTCAGCGCCGCCGCGTGAGGCCGACAAGAGATACGGCGGGAAGGTGTGGGAGCTCGCGCGGCTGTACCTGCTCGACGAGATACCAAAGAACGCCGAGACATGGCTGATAGGCCAGAGTGTGAAATACATAAAGCGTAACCACCAGGAAGTGCAGCACCTGCTTAGCTACGCAGACCCGTCAGCGGGGCACCAAGGAACGATCTACAAGGCGGCAAACTGGCGGTTGGACGGACGCACGGATGACGAGCGAAAGACCCCACGATGCGACTATTACGACGCCAGAACCGGGAAGAAGTATGGGCGCCGAGGAAATATGCCAGCGGACGCCATTGTGGAACGAAGGCCGCGAGTGTCGAAGTGGCGGTTCACTCTGGCGCTTTGAGGCATAACGTGAGAAGTGAGGGGCTGCGGCGATGAATAAATCAGAAAACAAAACTCCGCCTATTCCGCAGTCCCGCTCGACTGCCGGGTTGTGCGGAATTGACTGCGATGCTGCATTTGACGACTGGTACTCGATGCAACGACATCAACTCAGCAACGAAGATGTTTGCAGGGTGATCTGGAAAAGTAGCTGGGAAGCAGCTCATAAAGAATGGCGCGCGCCTCTTACGATGGCCGAGGTGAAGATGGTCGCAACCTACGCACCAGAAGGCGTGACAGACGATGACGTAGAAGTTCTTGTTCGGAAAATTGAACAGATGCACGGACTGACGCACAACGTGAAGTAGACCCCTAAAACGGTGCCCTAATCGGTTAGGCTTTAGAATAGCGTCAGCTCCCCGTAGCACAATGGGACTAAAGGCAGTATCCGCGCGGCTTGCGGCAATGCTTGCACAACCAATGCACTAATGATGCAAACCGCCGCAAGGCCGGCGTGTCACCGATCGGCGGCACCCTGCCGCTCCACCCACCCCTGCAAAAACAACAACTGCCGCGTCGTCACCGCGGCGTCTGATCGGAGTCCGGCGCAGGCGTCCCCGTCGGGCGCAGGCTCAACGGCACCAGGTCCAGCGTCGGCGGCGGGGTCATCAGGCTGGCGGGCGGGGTCGGGAATGGCGGGCAGCTTGACGCCACCAAAGTGGGGTTGCCCGCGCAGCCGGCCAGGGCCGTGCAGGCGGCGAAGATCAGTAGAGCCTTGCGCATAGGTCGTCTCCGTGTCGTTGGTGATGGCGGTCTGCCGGCGCACCGTGGCGCTCGTGCGGGCTTCGGCGGCGTCGCCCAGGGCGGCGACCCGGGCGGCGAACTCGGCATGATCGGCAGCGCCGTGCTGCATGCCCTTGACCCATCCGGCGCCGAACAGCGCGGCGGCGAGCAGCACCATGGCCAGCAGGCGGTAGGGCCAGGGGATCAGGCCGGTCATACAATTCCCGGCGTGTAGTGCGGGCGGCCGTTGACGAACGTCGCCGTCAGGTCCATCCGGCGCATGACCGGCGCGAAGCTGACATGCACCCAGCGGCCCTCATGGATGACCTGGTCGAACGCGAGATCGCTATCCGCGATCGCTAGCGCCACCTGACGAGGCGAGCCGAAGGCCGGCGCGATGAAGTCGGCCGCCAGGCCCGTCACGTGCGCAGAATTGGCAGCGCCGCCGATGGCGTGGTTGAGCGGACCGCAGCGGTAGCCACTGCTGATACGCATGGGCACGCCGAGAAGAGCGCGCACCCGCTCAAGCCCTTCCGCCAGCATTCGAAGGCGCGGGAGCACCGCATCAGGTGGGCGGTTGTCGATGCCGCGACGGATGGCGACCTCACTGAACGTCAGCTCCTCAAGCGTGAAATGGTCGGTCAGTCGCATTCGATCCCCCACAGAGAGAACCACCAGAGCCACCAGGCCGCGCCGAAGTTGAGCGACGCGGCGACGGAATCCTCGACCGTGGCGACTACCGCCGACGGCCTCGGGCAAGATCGGTGAAAGGGCAGAATCTTGGCGCTCATGCCCGCGGCCTCCGGCGGTCGAACAGGATCACCCCGGCCGCGCCGATCAGCAGCATGATGCCGGCCGGCGGCCAATGCAGGGCCACGCCCAGCGCGCCGGCGCCGAGTGCGGCCAGACTGCCGGCGTAGGCCGCGTATTTGATCCGGTGTGCTCCCCACTTGCGCGGTGTCAGGTGAGAGGCCACACAGGCGCAGCGCAGCAGCACCACGCCGGCGGCCAGCAGCAGGAAGATCGTCCCGGCGCTCATTTCACGTCCTCCCCGAGTTTGCGGCCAGCGCGACGGAGCAGCAGCGGGATCAAATATGGCGAGCCCGCGCCGAGCGCGAAGGCCAGCAGCAGGCGCAGCGATCCGCCATCGATCGACGCGGCCGAGACATGCGGCGCGAGCAGGCCGATCGCCACCTCGGCGCCGACCGGCGAGCCGTAGCCAGCCAGGAGCGCGCTGAACAGCATCGCCGCGCCGGATTTCAGCTTGCTGTCGATGGTCTCCATCCAGAAGGTGACCAGGATCGCGGCGGCCAGGCCGATGACCAGCGCGTCGACCTGCGCGCCGAGTACGATCAGCGGCGGCGCGGCGGCCAGACCAACGGCGGCGCCGGTGGCGGTGATGTGCGGTTCTGCCATGTGCTTCGATCCCCCCTTATAGATACTCACAGTACGCGGGGACGTTCGCCCGCATGAATAGCCCGAACACGAGATCGCGCACCGTGTAGGGGTACGGATTTGTCAAGACCGTCGGCAACCGCAACGACGGTTCATTGACCACGACCACTTGCAAAAGCTAGTAGCGACGGTCCTTGGCATCGCGCAACCGCCGCCGTGTGCGCGTGATCGCCGCTGCCCGGTCGCAGTAGTAGGCGATGCACACAAACAGGATGGCGACGACGGATAGGTAGGCGAGGCCGATCAGCAGGAGCGTTATCGAGGTCATCGATACCCCCTTGGCAATTGCCTGCGCTCCATCTCGGCGCGGTAAGATTTTTCGCAGTGATCGCGCTCGACCGGCGAAAACAGCAGGTCAATGGCCGGCTTGAAGTACCGCCCGCCGATCTGCCTGCGAATCCACAGGCGATAGGCTGCCGCGCTCAGCGTCTCATCGGGGTTGCCGTAGCCCAGGGTCAGCAGGACGTAGGCGAGTTGGTCGAGGGCGATGAGGATGTGGAGTACCCGGCGCTTCAAAACACGATCCCGCTGGCGTCAATGAAAAGCTGATCGAGCTGGGCCTCGGTCAGCCCGAGCGCGCTGGCGCAGCTCCCCAGGAAAATGCTGTCGCGCCGCCACTCCTGGGTATCGTTCAGAGCCACTTCCGCGAGCGCCTTGTCGGTCGGATCGGCGATCGCGGCGACGTAGGCCAGCACGGCGGGCCACAGGCCGGCGGCGATCAGAGCGGCTTTACCCTGGGCTCGGGACACGGACTGCGGCACGGTCGGCGCGGGTGCAGGCGGCGCCGGCGGCGGCGTGAACGTCTGGCCGTCGTAGCTCCAGCCGATGCCCTCCCCCGCAACTGCCGCCACCAGTCCGGGCATGAAATCGAGCGAGTCGACCTCGATGGTGTTACTGATGATGCCAGCGTCGATGATGTGTGCGCGCATTTCCAAGCTCCTCAGTATTCGATAATCACGCAGCCTTGCGTGGCGGTTGCATTGTTATAACCGTCACCGCAGGCACCTCCACCATACCCAGTCGCCGTTACGTATAGGTCTGTATTGTTACTACCCCCAATCATGCGGGCACCGAACCCATACACCGAATCGCCACCAGCATTATCAGTGTCAGATGTGGAAGCTGGTAGCCCTGCCCCACCCCCTATATTGATGTCGCCCCCAGTTGCCGCGCCGCCTTTCCCGATGTAACCTACCGATGTGTTATTATGCTTGCCGCCACCTCCGGTGATCGTCACACCTCCTGCTGTGAATGTGCTGTCACCGCCGTTAGTTCCGCTGCCATTCGTGCCTGCCGCCCCGACAACGTAGTTGTAGACCGTACCAGGATACACTTTGAATGTCTTGATAGCTGTTCCGCCGCCTCCTCCGACATAGCGGGTCTGGTCTTTCGCTCCTGCACCGCCACCAGTTGCACTCACTCGGGCGGCGTAGACACCAAGTGGAGCCGTCCAGCTCCCGCTGCTTGTCTTGAGTTCTATACGCATCGGCCCGTTCTGACGGCGTTCGGTGATAAACGAAGTGCCCGTGCAGAGAATGAGGTACGTATCCCCGGCGACAATCACCCCGGACGTAACGCCATCAATAGTCTCAGAGGCATTTGGGTCGAGCGTAATGACGCCAGTCCCTGCGTTGCGCAGGTAGCACCACCAGCCCTCCCCGAGTGTAGCCGCGGCAGCGAACGTCTGCGTGAAAGTCCCGGAGGTGATGTCGATAAACTTCCCCAAGTCTCCTGCCGCCAGCATCGTGTTTGCCGTACGCGCAACATACCCAACCACCATCGCCTGCTTGACACGCAGCGGCGACATCGAGCGCAGGGCGGAGACTGTTCCACTCACCATTTCTGCTTGCGTGGCCGCAGTCTGCACTGGCTCATACGTGCCAGTGTGCGTGTGCCCAAGCAATGAGGCGGTCGCGGTAATGGCCTGCTTGATGCGCAGCGGCGATACCGACCGTAGCGATGCCTCTGTCCCCGCTTCCATCTCAGCCTGCGTCGCAGCGGCGGGCGCCGCGTTGCCGAGGCTGACCGTCCAGCCGGTATGCGTACCGCTGCCGTTGGCAACATCGACCTGCACGGATAGAGCGCCGGTGCCGCTGTCGTAAGCCGTGACCACCCCGGCCATGCGATCCGTTGGCGTGCTGGTGCGGGCGATGACGACCGACATGCCGACGACGATGGCCTTGCCGGTCTGGATGGTGAGTGATTGTGCTCCGGTGGCCAGGGTAAGTGAGGTCGTGCTGGTGGCGCTGGTGCCGGGGCTGTTCACGGCGGTCACGGCGCTGGCGGCGGCGGCGCTTGCGGATGCTGAGGCGTTGCTGGCGCTGGTGGCGGCTGCCGTGGCACTGCCCGATGCGGCGGTTTCGCTGCCTGCGGCATTGCTGGCTGACGTGGCTGCGCTGCTGGCGGAGGTCGAGGCGGATGTCGCGCTCGACGATGCGCTGCTGGCGGAAGTCGAGGCAGACGATGCACTCCCTGCCGCACCGCTCGCCGAAGTCGAAGCGGCACCGGCCGATGTTGAGGCATTGCTGGCCGATGTGGCGGCATTGCTGGCCGATGTGGCGGCGTTGCTGGCCGATGTGGCGGCTGCGCTGGCGCTGCCTGCTGCGGCCGTTTCGCTGGCGGCGGCTGCGGTCACGTCGGCCCCGGTCTCGGCCACCACATGCGCGGCCACCGCCACGACCTGCGCCAGCGCCGGCACGAAGCGCGAGCGGTGCCCGCCGTTGGCCAGGCCGGTCGAGGCGTTGGCGTCGTCGGTAACGGTGGAGTCATCGCCGCCGAGCGCGGCTGGAAAAGTGACGGATGCCATTACAGGATCTCCCTGATCTCGATATTGACACGGTGGTGCCCATAGGTGTGCTCAACGATTGGATCGACTTTGGCCAGCCGCCCGAGCATGTTGCGCCGAAAGCCATTGGTGACATCGCCCCGATCCGGCACACACAGCACTTCGCCGCTCACCCCGACCAGGCGCTGCATGTCGAGCATCCCGGCATAGGCTTCCTCTTCGCTCAGCCAGTCGAGGGTAAAGGCGGTGCTGCGACGGCGGCTGCCGGTGTCGAAAAACTCCGCGCCGCCTTGCGATTCTTCGGCCCCGGTGCGGTCATCCACGACTTGCGATAGTCCATAGCTGGCGTTATAGGTGGGCGACCAAAGCGGGCCGATGAAGACGCGGCCCAGATGCACATAGCCTGCCGGGTTGATGGTGTCGTCGATTTCGACGCGCCACCAGGCTTGTAGTGCGGCGGTGGCCAGGACATGCACATAGGGGGTGTTGTAGGCGGCGCGGGCTTCGGCGCTGATGGTGCCCAACCAGAAGTTATCATCCTCCCATTCAAGCAGCGAGGTGGGGATGGCTCCGGCGGGCCATACATCGCCCCATCCGCTGTCATATGCCGGGGCAGAGGTCAGGTCGGCCTGTGTGCTGGCCGCGCGAATGCGAACCTTGGCGGATACGGACAGGTTATGCCCGACGAGGGCTACGGCACCGATGCTGCGCGCTTGCGGTAGCTGGAGGTCAAATTTTGTGGCGGCCGTAGTGGCATCGGCGCTGCGCGCCAGATGAGCTATGACGCGGTCTTGCAGGTTGGCCAGCGGCAGCGTGGCTTGCCACGATCCCCCTGTCAGCGTGGCCTCGTCGATGCGGTTGGGGTATCCCAAAGATATATTTGCCATGTCAGCCCCAGAGCGTCAGGTCGACGCGGTTTTTTTGCAGGTCGTGCTGCATGCCGAGCACGCGCAGCAGGCGGCCTGCCGCCATGCCGAAGCGCGGATGGGTGATCTGCACTACGGCCCCGAGGTCGAGGGCTGCGGCCATCGCCGGTGTGATGGCGGCGCGCAGCTCGATGCGGTCGCGCCGGGTTTTGTAGAGTGTAAGCCGCCGGTCGCATTCGGTTTGTGCGGCGGAGGCGCTGGTCATGAGCGCGTCAAATGTCAGTTCGGGGCTGAGCAGGTGAGCCGTTTGCACGGCGCTGTCGGTGGCCACGACTTCGCGCCATTCGGCGGCCAGCCAGGCGCGGCGGGCTGCGGTGACGCTCCCGGCCAGGTCGTTATTCTGCACCGTGCCATTGCGCTGGTAACGCAGCTTGACGCGGTGCGCGGGGATGCCGCGCCCGGTGTCGCTGCTTTCGATGCGGTCGATGTTAATGATTTCGGCCTCGGTCAGCGTGCAGGCGGGGCTGCCCATGGGGACGGCGAGTTGCTGCATACGCAGCACGCCCAGCCGGTCAAAGCCCCACCATGCGCCCACCGAGGCGGCAAGCTGGTCGAGCACGGCTGCAATCGTGGTTTCACTGGCGCACCACACGCCCAGTTCCGCGCTGGCGGCGGTGTCCAGCGCGGTGACGTCGGCGCTGGATACGTCGGCCAGGTCGATGCCGCCTGGCCCGGTGATGATCGTCTTGATGAGCTGCGCGGCGGTACGCGCGCCTGCGCTGGCTCCTTGCACCACGTCTGCCGTGACCGTGCCTGCCGGGCTGCTGCCCAGGCGGTAAAAGCCCTCTGCAAAGCAGGTGATGTAGCTGCCTGCTGCGGGGCTGGCCGATTGCAGGGCGGATGAGGTGGCGTAGTCTGCGCCTTTGGTGAGCGATACGCCCCTGTCATAGACGGCGGGAATGTCGGATACTGCGCCGTTATTGACTTGGTAGGTCAGCTTGCTGGTGTTCACGCACGGCGGCTGGATGTTGAGCACCTTGCCGTAACAGCGCGGCAGCGGGTTGCCCTTAATGTCGTCGGCGGTGCCATCGAGGCCATTTGGCAGGCTGTTGGTGCCGCCGTATTTGGCGGGCTGGATGGGCGCGTCGAGTTCGGCTTGTCGGTCGCGGATGCGGATGGCCACAGCCTCACGCGAGATGCGCGCCTGCTCCATCGTGCCGCGCATGACGGTGGTAAACACCGGGGTTTTGTAGGGAGCCATGTCGCCTACGATGATTTCGATTTTGCGGCCGTCCAGACCGTAATCGAGGTAGGCATCGAGGCCGCCGTCGGCATTGACCAGCACCAACTCACCATAGCCGATCTGGCTGGCCCCGCCGGTGGCCCCTCGGGTAAAGATGTCGCGCCGCAAGCTGGCGGGCTGCTTGATGCGCGGGGTATAGGCGATGTGGGCGGCTACGCCTGCGGGCCGCCATGATGCATCGGTGCCGCTGACAAAGCCGCGTCCGGTGCAGTATCTAAGCACGCGCTCGCCGGGCAGGGCCGGGTCATAGACGGTGACATGGGCCAGGTAGATGCGCGCCATTATGCAGCCCCTCTCAGGCGTGCGTCATTTTCCAGCCCTGCCAGACGGCGTTCCATGCGGTCGAGCTTGTCGGCCAAAAGGCCGAAACCCTGGCGGGCAATGGCGTTGCCCTCGCGTATGGCTGTGGCGGCTTGATCCTGCGCGCTGCTGTCGCGGCGGTTTTGTGCGGCGGGGATGATGCGCTCGCCCTGGTGGATGAGCGCCAGGCCGGTGCGCGGGACGTAGTCGGTGCCGACGTCAAAGGACGGCAAGCCGTGCTTTTTGGCCCAGTCCTCGGCGGTGCCAGCGGCCCAGCCCATGATGGTATTGAGGGACGGCATGGACAGGCCGACGGCTTTGGCCTCGTTGTAGATGTTCATTTCGTTGCGGATGAAATCCGCATCCGTCTGCGGATTCCCCGCCGTCAGGATGGCCAGCCCCCAGTCTTTGGTCTGCGCCGTGGTGGCCGATGCAGTGCCCGGTTTGTTAGTCCATGTGTCCGTCAGTGCGTTATAGGTTTCCCCGGCACCGCCGGTAATCACGCCTGCTGCGGCTTTGGTGCTGGCCGCCACGCTGCCGACGTTACCAGCGCGCACAGCTTCGAGGATGGCATTTTGCAGCCGCTCGATGGCCGATGTGACGGTCTGCACTGAGGTGTCGATTGCCCCTAGCGCATTGAGCTGTGCGCGCAGTGCATCGGCCTGGGCGGCGATCACGCTCACTTGCCGCTCGCCCGTGGTGGCGATGCGTTCGTTGGTGGCCATGACGCGGTTGTAATCGGCGGCATAGCTGGCGCTGCTGGCGTTGTAGTCGCGGCTGGCTTCGAGCAGGGCTTGTGCCACGCCCTGATATTGGTCGATGGCGTCCTGGTCGCCCAGTGACGCGCGACGGCTCACTGCGTCAAATTCTGCGCGTGCGGCCTGATATTTGCCCAGCGGGTCGAGGGTGGATAGATTGCCCAGGGCCAGCGACTGAGAAAACTCCTTGATCTTGCTCACCTGCCCGCGCAGGCGGGCGACTAGCTGATCCTTGGCGTCGACCTCGGACTGATAGGCCGAGCGCAGGCCATCCACTGCGTTATTGACGCCCTCCAGCGCAGCGCTTTGCATGTCGCGCAGCGCATCGGCGGCCTGGCTTGTTGCCTGTGCGGCGGCTTGCGCGGCGGTGGCTTGATCTTCCAGCGTCCAGACCTGCTGCATCAGCGCGCGCGTGGCCGCGTCTGTGGTGGCGCTATATGCCGTGAGCCGGTCGAGCTGCTGCTGCGTGTATTTGCCTTGCGCAATGTCCAGCTTTTGCTGCCAACCCAGACGCTCGGCCTCGACCTGCTGCGCGGCGCGGCCGACGAGCAGAAAGGCATCGGATACACTGGTGAGCTTGGCCAGGGTGTCTTGCCCGGACTGGGTGGTGATGTCCAGCCCTTCGACAAGTGCGCGGAACCCGGCGGCGGTGGCCGGGATGCCTTGCCCGAGGGCGGTGAAGGTGTCGGTCAGCTGCGCGCGGGCCGCCTCCAGCGCCAGGCGGTCGCGCTCGGTGTCGTCGGCCATCCCGGCGATGAGCTGCTTTTGCGCGGCTTGCGCGCTGACATACTGTGCAAGCCCGGCGGCCAGGTCGTCGAAATTGGCGGCGAGCTTGCCGACGGTGGCGGTAAAGGCCGGGTCGCCCATGGCTTCGACCACGGCCAGGATTTCGGTTTTACCCAGTTTGCCCAGGTATCCGGCGGCCCCGGCTCCGTCGTCTTTTGCGCCATACCACTGCCCGCCGTTGTTGCCGTCAAAGGTGCCGCCGGTGAGGGTGCGCCCATCCATGCGGATATTGCGGAAGGCTACCCCGGCGGCACTGCCCTGCGGGTCGAGCTTGTAGCCTTGCTCCAGCACCAGCTCGCCCATTTTTTTACCGGCGATCTGATACAGGCTGGCGACTTGTGCATAGGCGACTTCAGCTAGCTTTTGATTGCCCAGGCTATCGCCACCGGACATGGTATAGGAGGACTTGTAGCCGGATGCAGAGATGTCACCGTACTGACCGCTCTGCGGCCCGCCGCGTTTGCCGAAAGCGCCCACCGCATCGGCAATGGCGATGGCGGCCAGCACGTAAGGGGCGGCAGCGGCAGCGGTGGTCAGCGCACTCCCGGCGGTGGTCAGCCCGCCTGCGGCTGTTCCAGTTCCGGCAGATATTAGTTTACCGGCCTCATATACTGGGGCCATATATCCTGGCGCAGTGGCTGTAGATAAGCCCAGCGCCTGGCCCACACCGGACATCGCAAAATTGCCCGCCAGCATCATGCTCGCCGTGCCGGGGGCGGCGGCAAGGTTGTAGAGACTGTTGGCGTTGCCGACCATGCCCAGCAGATTGCCGCCCGTGGAGGCCGCGCCGCCGCCGGGGATGCCCAACGCGCCTTTGAGGCCCCCCATGACGGGGTCGACGACAGCCTGCACCGCCACCTTCAGCACCGTGGTCTTCAGCGTGTTTTGCAGGCTCTTCACAAACGTCTTGCCGAAATTCTCGCCGGATTCAAAACTGCGCATCAGCGAATCCGTCAG